GTTGGTCAAGTTAACCTAGCTGATAGCACAAGTAATGATTGGTATCTCACTGGCGTCCAGCTAGAAGTCGGCTCAGAAGCCACGCCCTTTGAGCATCCACGAAGCGTTGGTGATGAGCTTGCACGGTGCCAAAGGTATTTTGAGAAAAGTTATGACCTAGCAACTGCTCCTAGTGCTGTAACACAAAGCTCAGTTGTAACTATTAGGCAATCAGGAGCAAACGCTGTCCCAACAGTTTTTTATAAACAAACTAAACGTGCTAGTGCAACAATGACTTATTATTCTCCTGCAACAGGAACTGCTGGAAAAGCTAGAAATAATGATGCTGGCGCAGATGTTAATATAAGTTCTTTGAATAACGGTGAAGCGCATAATAGTGTTGTTATTAGTGGTTCAGATACTAATTACTTGCACTTTCATTACACAGCAGATGCGGAGCTATAAACTATGGATATTACTTCAGCACAATATTTCTCGTTTGGCGGAGAAAATGTTTGTATAAAAGCAACGATAGATGGTGTCGTTATGTCTGTTCCCCTTGACCCAGCTAACCGCCACTACGCAGCCATACTTGAGTGGTCAAAAGAAGATTCTAACGAGATAGCCGCAGCGGATTGATGACACCCTTAGACCAAATCAGGATTGCTGCTGAAAGTGATCTTGTAACATTCATAAGGTTAGTAGCACCAGAGCAGGTACTAGGGCAAGCCCATGAAGATGTCTGTAACTGGTGGATAAGACCTGACTCAAAGACGCACCAACTATTACTCTTCCCTAGGGATCACGGTAAGTCAAGATTAATAGCGTTTAGAGTAGCTTGGGAGTTGACAAAGAACCCAACATTGCGTATACTGTACATATCAGCTACAGCTAACCTTGCTGAGAAACAACTAGGCTTTATCAAAGGCATACTAACCTCAGAGATATACAGAAGGTATTGGCCTGACCACGTAAACTTTGATGAAGGTAAACGGACACGATGGACTAACTCAGAGATTATGTTAGACCATCCATTAAGAAAGAAAGAAAATGTTAGAGACCCTTCGATCTTTACTGGTGGACTCACTACTTCGCTTACAGGTCTACATTGTGACATTGCTGTCCTCGATGACTGCGTGGTGTACGAAAATGCTTACACAGGCGAAGGACGCAATAAAGTTAAAAGTCAATACTCTCTTCTCTCGTCTATTGAAGGTGCTGAAGCGAAAGAGTGGGTAGTAGGAACTAGGTATCACCCTGCTGATTTATACAACGATCTACTACAGATGACAGAGGATCAGTACAATACAAAAGGTGATAAGATAGGTGAGGATAGTATCTACGAGATATTTGAGAAACCTGTAGAAGAACGAGGTGATGGCACAGGTGAGTTCCTTTGGCCTAGAACCCAACGCAAAGACGGTAAGTGGTTTGGGTTTGACATGAAGATACTGGCAAAGAAGCGTGGTCAGTACCTAGACAAAGGACAGTTCAGAGCACAGTACTACAACGATCCTACAGACCCTGACAACGTACCTGTATCACCAGACAAGTTTCAGTACTTCGAAAGAAAGCATATAAAAGAAGACAATGGTTATATGTTCTACAAGGATAGTAGACTAAACGTATTTGCTGCTGTTGACTTTGCTTTTAGTTTAAACAAACGTGCTGACTATACAGCAATAGTTGTGGTAGGGATTGATGCAGAAAACAACGTCTACGTCTTGGACATCGACAGATTCAGGACTGACAGAATATCTGATTACTTCGAACACATACTCCATATGTCAAACAAGTGGTCATTCAGAAAGCTCAGAGCAGAAACAACAGTCGCACAAATGGCAATCGTCAAACAACTCAAAGAACTTATCAAGCAACACGGACTAGCTATAAGTATTGATGAGTTTAGACCTAATAAGAACCAAGGTAATAAACAAGAGCGTATAGCTTCGATACTTGAGCCTCGCTATGACAACATGGGTATATGGCACTACAGAGGTGGTAATACTCAGATACTAGAAGAAGAGTTGTCATCACGTAACCCTGCTCACGATGATGTTATAGACGCACTAGCTTCAGTCATAGACATGGCTGTCAAACCAGCTAGAGTAATACGTAGGAGTAGAGATAACGTGGTACAGTTTAACTCAAGATTTGGTGGAGTTTCCTTCTAATGGCTGGAACAACTATTGACCTTCAAACCATGATTGATCCTCACGGTCTAGCAGAAGACATAGCAGATCGTTGGACACAATGGCACAACGCAAGACGAACAAAAGTTGAAGAGTGGAAAGAGTTACGTAATTACATTTACGCTACTGATACTCGCACTACGTCCAATAGTAAACTACCTTGGACTAACAGTACGACTACTCCAAAGCTTACACAGATAGCTGACAACTTACACGCTAACTACTTCTCAGCTTTGTTTCCTCAGAAGCGTTGGTTTAGATTTGAAGCTAACGATGCAGCCTCAGACGTAAAGAGCAAGCGTGATGTTATCCAAGCCTACATGGAAAACAAAATAAGGCAGTCTGATTTTGTCAATACTACAAGCAAACTAATTAATGACTACATTCAGTACGGTAACTGCTTTGCTACAGTAGAGTTTGAGAGAGACTACACTGAGTACGAAGATGGTGAACGAGCAGTAAACTACGTAGGACCAAAGCTTGTACGTATTAGTCCTTTTGACATATGCTTTAATCCACTAGCAGCAAGCTTTGGTGAAAGCCCTAAGATTGTCAGAAGCATGATGAGCATGGGTGAGTTAGCTAGAAAGATTGAAGAGACTGTAGAAAACGATTACTTAAACAAAATCTTTGAAAAGATGGTAGGTAACAGGGCTGCAGTAAGCGGTAATGATGTTGACATAGATAAGTCTCACGCCTTTATAGCAGACGGTTTTACAAACCTAAACGAGTACTATGAGTCAAACTATGTAGAACTTATGACATTCTATGGTGACATCTATGATGCTGACACCAAGGTCTTCCATAAGAACAGAGTTATAACTATTGTAGATAGAGCCTATGTAATCTACAATGAGCAGAATCCTAGTTGGTTAGGTAAGTCACCTATCTACCATGCAGGTTGGAGAGAACGCCCAGACAATCTTTATGCTATGGGGCCACTTGACAATCTTGTTGGTATGCAGTATAGAATAGATCACTTAGAGAATCTCAAGTCTGATGTCTTTGATCAGATAGCTTACCCTATTATTAAGATCAGAGGTGACGTAGAGGACTTTGACTTTGAACCAGCAGCTAGAATATACATGGGTGAAGAGGGTGACGTAGGCTACTTAGCTCCTGACGCTACAGCACTAAACGCAGACTTCCAGATACAAAACCTAGAAAACAAAATGGAAATGATGGCTGGTGCTCCAAGAGAAGCTATGGGTATCCGTAGTGCAGGGGAGAAGACAGCCTTTGAAGTACAGCAGTTAATGACTGCAGCAGGACGTATCTTCCAACACAAGACTGCACACTTTGAGAGAGTATTCCTAGAGCCTATCCTAAACGGAATGATCGAAGCTGCTAGACGTAACATGGACTACGCAGATACAATCAGAGTTCTTAACGAAGACTCAGGTGTGTTCTTCTTTGAAGAGATTACAAAAGAAGACATCATGGCTAATGGTAAGATTATACCTATGGGTGCTAGACACTTTGCTGAAAGAGCACAGAGAGTACAAAGCTTGACACAACTTTACCAGATTAAACTAGCTGACCCTACTGTTGCTGTTCACTTGTCAGGTAAAGAGTTTGCTAGAGTACTAGCAGATGAGTTAGGTGAACCAGCATTGTTTGGTGATAACATTACAGTTTCTGAACAACTAGAAACTCAACGTATGACTAATGAAGCTGAAGTACAGTTTGAAGAAGAGCAACAAATAGCAATAGAGAAAGGTCTATAGTATGCCGTATAAAAAAGGTAAAGTTATGGAATACAAAAATAAAACAGCAGGGCCAAAAGGTTATTCTAAAAAGAAAAAAAAGAAAAAGATGACTAAAGGCGGTGGCGGCAAATAGTAATGAAAGCCGCTTGGTTTAAAAAATGTAAGACGCAGGAAGACAAGGACAAAATCAAACAAAAGATTATGTCCAACTCAGAAAGTCTTCTGCTTCTTGAAGAGATTCTTGAGTCTATGCTTGAGGATAGATCAACTACGGCTGACTATGACAGCCCTGCTTGGTCACACAAAATGGCTGATCGTATC